GATTGCAAGTGCGCTAGTGCACGAAGCATCTGCGGTGCAAGTTGGTCCGCGTGTGAAGGGTAAGAAGGGACCGCCAGCTACGCGGCGGACGCTGGACGTCGACAATCCAGCTCCGCTACCAGAGACGCCGCCGAACGACGAACAAGCAAAGCAGGTGGCGGATCTCAACAAGCAGATCGCAGCCGCGCGAAAACGTGTCGATGCCGCCACAGGAACTTCGGGAAGCTCGGGCGATGAGGACGGCGGCACATGAGGGAAGAAGACGGGCACATCTCGATCTATGACGGCGTCGTCTACGACAACGCTGATCCTTTGCGCATCGGACGTGTTCGCGTAACCGTTCCCGGGTTGATCGAGCCGTACAGTTCGTGGGCGCTCCCAATGGGGAACTCGGGCAGCGGCTCGGATGAACGCGGCATCTGGTTTCCGCCGTCGGTCGGCGCGAACGTATGCGTGATGTTCAAGGAGGGCGACCATGACCATCCTCGCTTTTTGACTGGCTCGTGGGGAGCTCCGAACGATTCGCCCGAAAGCCCGACGTTTGCCCACGAGCTCTCGCCGAGCGATGCAACCAAGGTCTGCGGGATGCAGACGAAACGCTGGAACATCGTCTGCGACGATCGGCCCGGTCACGAAAGCCTCGTGCTCCGCGATCGGCTGATGGAGCAGAACACGATCGAGATCGACGGCGTCGCTCAGGCAGTGACGATCAGCGGGACGGTCGCGGTGCAGATCAAGAGTACGGGCGTGATCAACATTCAAGGCCTGCAGGTCATCATCAACGGACGGCCCGTGCTGCCGTCGGGCGGGCCGATATGACGCTCGACATCAGCGCCTTATGCGTTCCGATTGCAGAGGCGCCGGCTGACCTCTGCATCACGCTTCCGGGCGGAGCCGAGGTCTGTGCGCAATCGGGTGAGCTACCTCCTTCGCTCTTCGCCTATGCGAAGCTCGCGCTCGGTGCTGCCAGTAGCGCGATGGCTCCTCTCGCGCCGATCTTCACCATCATCGAGACGATCACCTCGATCAAGAAGTGCCTCGATGCAGTGCCTGGAATCGTCGGACCTCCTCCCGATCCATCCAAGCTGATCGCGGCAATCGAAGACCTGGCCGAGAAGCTCGCGAAGCTTCTGAAGCTGCTCCCGCAGCTGAGCATTCCGCTGATGGTCGTGCAGCTGATCGACGTCATCATCGCGACAATCGACGGCGCGGCTTCGGAGCTCACGTCGCTCGCTCGGCTTGCACAACGCATTCACGATGCTCAGTTGCTCGTGAACCAAGCTCCCGGACTACTGGCAATGATCACGTGTGCTCAGGCGTCTCAGGACGTCCAGATGGCCAACATCGAGCGTGCCTTTGCTTCAATCAACCCGATTATCGACGTGATCAACACACTTGGTGCACTCGCGAGTCTGAAGCCTCTCCCCCAGTTCGACGGGGGGATGATTACGACTGACCCTTTGCAAACCGCACAGGCATTGCAGTCGGCGGCAGACGCATTGAGAGTCGTCCGCTCCGCCATTCCTGTTTGAGTGGCCGTTTATCGAGGTTGGTTTCCGCCGCAGTCATCATCGTCTGTATGGCGCAGATGAAGATCGATCAGGATGGCTTGTCCCCGGGCCTGCCTGGAGTAGCTCGCAAAGACGGCTTGAGCAACGGTGCGTTAGTCACCCTTACCGACCTCACGGTCGGCGGGACGACCTTGTTCGAGATTCTCTGGGTCGATCCAGCAGACACGACTTCGATCAACAGTCTCGTTGCGCAAGAGGACCCGCATGTTTGGGCCTTCAGCCCGGAGCCGGATCTCGAGGGCCCGATCCGCATTCGGCTCACGCACACGACGCCTCAGGGCATAGTCACTACCCAGACGAGAATCTTTGGCATTCCAGATGCCAGCGGCGTGGTTCGGCCAGCGCCGGGCGAACGGTCTGATCCAGATGCTACTCGCATCAATCAGGCGGATGCCGCTGTGATTGAACGCTGCGAGCGCAACTGGCCCACCACTGAATTTCCTGGTGGCAATCCGTTTGGCTGGGGCCCCGATCTGCTCGAATCGTTTGACAACGCTATCGGCACGAATGCCGAAGATGTCGTTGCTGCACAAGGGGCCGCGGATGATGCACAGGCAACTGCAGATGGGGCGGTAACTGCAGCTGCAGCGGCTCAGAGCACTGCCAATACCGGCGTTACGAATGCAACAACGGCACAGACCACTGCCAACACGGGTGTGACGAATGCAGCAACAGCTCAAAGTGCGGCGACGAGTGCTGCCAGTGCTGCCAGTGCAGCGCAGACCACCGCCAACACAGGCGTGACGAATGCGGCTGCCGCCGCTGCCGCCGCTGCCGCTGCTCAGTCGACCGCCAACACAGGCGTGACGAATGCGGCTACTGCCGCTACCGCTGCGGCAGCTGCGCAGACCACCGCCAACACCGGCGTTACGAATGCGGCAACAGCTCAGTCGACAGCCAATACCGGCGTGACGAACGCCGCTACTGCCGCTACCGCCGCTGCCGCTGCTCAGACCACAGCCAATACCGGCGTGACGAACGCCGCGGCTGCTCAGTCCACCGCAACCGCTGCTGCATCTGCAATCTCGACTCACGTCGCAGATCAGGCCAATCCGCACGCGGTGACAGCTACGCAGGTCGGCTTGGGCACGGCAGCGGCGGATATCACGGCCGTAACTGCAACCGCAAACGCCGCTGTTCCCAAAGCAACCTACGACGCCAACTCGATTCTCAAAGCCGACAGCGACAACACACCAGTTGTGCTCGTGGTCGCGGCGAGCACGGTCGTTGGTCGAAAGGCAAGCGGAGGCATCGCGGCGCTTACTAGCGCCGAAGTCGAGGCACTTCTAACCGGGTTGGTTCCGAAAGCGCTTTACGACGCGAACAGTGTGGTCATCGCAACAACAGACGACACACCGATCGTACTCGCGGTTCCGGTAAGTACGATCGTCGGGAGAAAAGCATCTGGCGACATCTCAGCGATGTCGGCTACTGAAGCCGCCGCTCTGCTCACAGATCTCGTTCCTAAGAGCTTGTTCGATGCCAACACAGTGCTCGCTGCGACGTCGGACAATACGCCCGTAGCTCTCACCGTGGGCGCGTCCACGTTCGTCGGACGCAAGGCGAGCGGCGGTATCTCCGCAATGTCAGCGGTAGAAGCCGCAGTGGTGTTGACGGACTTGGTTCCGAAGTCGTTGTTTGACGCCAACACGATTCTCATTGCGACTACAGACGACACCCCTACCGCATTGACCGTGGCTGCATCGCGCATCGTCGGGCGAAAATCCAGCGGCGGCATCGCGGCGCTGACTGCCGCAGAGCTCTGCTCGATTCTGGGTATCCAGCCAAATATGTTTCTGGACGTCCCCACCACGCCCAGCAGCGATGACGTCGAGATCACAGCTGCCGATCTGGGGACGCTTGGGTTCAGCGTCTACAATTTCACGGATTCCCAAGTGTGCACGCGCGCTGGCAACGTGAACCCATGGGGGGCGCAAAGCGGGACCACGTCGTACTGGAGCACTTACCGCAATGGCCGGCTGCTGTTTCAGGGTGCGACTAACGCCGGCATCTCTAAGGCCTATTTTATCTACAAGTCGCTGGTTGGCGGCATACCTAACAGCGACTGCTTTTATACCGCTGTTGGCTCGCACATCAGAGGCGACGCGCTTACGGATTTTACCAGCGTAAACGGGAGCGTCACACTCAACCTGTTTGCGACGTCCGGTGGTTTGCCAGATTCCGCCAATCGGTACACGGTGGGCTGGATAGCTGTCCGCGCGTCAACCACCGACTCGCAGCTATACAAAAACGCGCGCGTTGCCGGCTCCGACAATCTTGTACCAGCGACCGTGAACTCCAAGCTGTGGCCGCTGTTCACGGGGGGCATCGTTGGGCTTCGCTTCAATGGCAGCCATGGCGCGCTCGGATTCGCGCTTGATCCCACGTCGGGCGCCACAGCGTTTCTGGGAGGGGCTTACGACACGAATGACTCGCTGGTTGCGGCAATCGATAAGTGGGGTTGGCAGGTCAGTACGAGCAACTCAGCGAACACCATATCGCCACCTTACGGTGTTGTGACTCTCGGTCCCTTGCGGCGTTGCGCCACGTTCCCAGGAATGACCTGAGCAGTGCCGCGCGATCTCCTAGAGCTGCAGCCGAGTACGCCGACACCTGATCGGCGAGACTCGCTACGGCACTTCAAGATCAAGGTTCGCAAGTCGTGGTTGGCAGCAGCCGCATGGACAGCGCTCGTAACGTTCGCCGGCTGGCTTGTGACGTCTGTTCCGTACGTCTGGAGTTGGGAGCGGCACCAAGTCACTGACGAGCAGCTAGGCCATGTTCTCTACGACAAGCTCGACGAAAGCAGCAAGCCAGCTCCAGCGCCAAGGTTCGATGAAGCAACGCTCCCTCCCCAGGGCGTTGTGACTCGGCTGCTGTCGCTCGAAGAACAGAACCGAAAACTGAGTAGCTCTCTGGCAGCTGCGAATGCTGAATCGAAACAGCTGCGCGAGCTGATCGTTGACCAGTATCGATGGAGAGTCCGCATACAGGCGGCGACGAGTGAGCCGGACCCACGCAAGCGCAAAGACTCAGCAGATCGGTCAGAGGCGAAGTTCGTGCGCGCCGCTGAATCGGGCAAGCCGCTCGACGAAGCCTATCGGCTCGCTCTGGAGCGAAACCCTTACCAATGAAGGCCACGAGAGGTGGGGCGACGTATCATGGGTCGGGAGGCCACATGACGGAAGCTCAGAAAATGCAGCTGCTGGTCCTGCACACAGGATGCGTTCTCGTCATCTGCTTGTGCTTCGCTTTGGCTGAGTTGTCACCTCTGCATGATGTCGTCATGTTCAGCACGCCGTTGCTCTCGCGAGCACTCGAGGTCGCTGGCTTCTTTCTCTGGGGAAAGCTTGGGTTCAAACCAGCCGATCCAGTGCTCGATAAGATCATCGCGAGTATGGAGCCGGCACGAGTCGAGCAGATCATGTCGCAGCGTCCTCCTCCTCCGGAGCTGCCCAAGCGCTCCATGGTGCCGACGATATTCAAGGACCGTCAGTCGAAGCTGAAGCCTCCGCCGCCAGCTGGCGGGGCGTGACGTGTCGCTGCAAGACGACAACCGGAAGCCTCCTCCGCTTCCTCCGCTACCGCCTCCGGCCATCGTCGCGGTTCCAGGGCCGCTGAGAATCAACGCTCGCCCAGCGGCGATCAATAACTACAGCCGCATTCGACGCGTCCCGCTCGACATCGTGCTGCATTGCACGGATGGCTGCGAAGGCACGAACAAGGACACAGACGTGGCTGCGATGTTTGCCTCGCCACTCGAGAAGCCTCGTAGCTCGCACTACGTCGTGGATGCCGACAGCGTGACTCGCTGCGTTCAAGACCAGCAGATCGCCTGGCATTGCGGGCGCACTGGCAACCTAATCGGAATTGGCATCGAGCTTTGCGGTAGCGCGAAGCAAACCCGCGAGCAGTGGCTCGACGTAATGTCGCTCGCCACACTGCAGATCGCAGCTCGGCTCTGTGCGGATCTCTGCAAGACACACGGCATTCCGCCGACGCTGGTGACTGACCAAGGTTTGCTGCGGAAGGTGAGCGGGATCACGACGCACGACTACGTGTCACGCGCGTGGAACGAAACGACGCATTCCGACCCAGGACCGGGATTCCCAATCAACGACTTCGTGCGCGCCGTCGCGGTGGCAATGCGATGAGCGGCGAGTCCCCCGGCTTCGGCAACTCGCCTTCGGGTAGCTTTCCGTTCGGGGAAGGCGATGCCGACTTCCCTCCGTTTATCGGGCACTGGTCGCCATTCAACGGCGCTGCGATAGGCAGACTCGATACAATCGAGTTCGACGTGACCGACGACACAGGTGTGATCGCTACGCACGTCGTCGCGGTCTATCCGGCTGGCGTCGTCGAACCAATCTGGACCGAAGCCGGCGGATTTTCGCTGCTCTATGTGCGCGGTAGCGGGCGAATCCCAATCGATGGCGGCTATCGATGGGTGTTGCGCCGCACAACGGGCTGGCCTAGCCAGTCGGTTCGCATCGACGTCACTGCGACTGATATCGCGGGGAACAGCACGACGGGGCAGGCTTCATTCCCGTGACCCTCGCTTGGCAAATCATGCCGGACCCAATGACTCCAGATTTGGGGTCCTCCGAGCAAGCGCTCTCGGATACTGGTCGCTCGATCAACTCGAGTGTGTCGGGCCGAGGAATCCTGCGACCGTTTCGACGCGACAAAAAGTCGGACTTCGCGAACGGCTCCGGGGCTGACCTCGTACGCAGTGCGGTCGGGCTCGTGCTGGGAACCGTATGCGCCTCGGATGCGTCGCAGGGAGAACTACCGTGGCGCACTGAGTTTGGCTCACTCCTGCACTTGCTCCGCATGCGGCAGAACAGCCCGGCACTTGCCGAGCTGGCTCGCAGTCGTGTGGTCGGTCCGTTGACGCGCTGGATACCGTCGGTTCGAGTGACTGCCGTAGTGGTGAATCAGACCGACGAGACCATCCGCGTGTCGATTCACTACGACGTCGTCGATCCATCCGGAACGAAGGTCTTGATCGCTGGACTCGAGACCAGCGTCCCGGTCGGCTGAACCCATGTTACCTCGAGGTCACACGCACAATGCCTATCAGCACCTCGCTCGACTACACCTCGAAAGACTTCGATGCGCTACGCGATCGGCTGTTCAACGTCATCCCGTCGGCGTTTCCCGATTGGACGGATCGACAGGTCGCTGACTTCGGGAACATCCTCGTGGAGCTCTTCGCGTTCTGTGGCGACGTGATCAGTTTCTATCAGGACAATCAGGCGAACGAGAGTCGCTGGACGACTGCGAGGCTCAGGCGGTCGCTAATCGGCATGTCCAAGCTGATCGGATACACGCCCGTCGGAGCGACGGCGGCGACCACGGATCTGACCATCCAGCTTGCTGCATCTCCGGTAGGGACAGTGACGTTCGAGATCGGCGATACCTTCCGCACGCTCGATGCAGTCGAGCCGGTCGTGTTCCAGGCGATCACATCGGTGACGATCGCGGCACTTGCCGAACCTGCAACCGCTGTCGTGACTGTTGAAAACAGCACCGGGTCACAAGACCTGATCCAATCGACTGAGCTGCCGAACCAGCAGTACGCGCTCGGCGAGACGCCCTATCTCGATGGCTCGCTCGTCATCACTGCCAGCGATGGAGCGTACTCAGTCGTGAGCGACTTTCTGAGCTCCGGTCCAACGAACCGCCATGCGACCGTGGCGGTCGACGAGAACGACAAGGCAACTGTGAAATTCGGCGATGGCTTGCTCGGTTCGGTTCCGTCTGGTGCCATCACGTTCGATTACAAGACGGGCGGCGGTTCGCGCGGTGTTGTGTCGCAGAACACGATCAAGAAAGCCGACAAGGCCTATACCGACAGCTTCGGCAACCCGGTCACTGTTGCTGTGACCAACCTCGCTCGCGCCGGCGGCGGAACGGAACGACAGACGGTCGAGGCGATTCGCGAGAGCGCTCCCCGTAGCCTTCGAACGCTCACTCGCACTGTCAGCCGAGAGGACTACGAGGTGAACGCGCTTCGAGTGCCTGGAATGGCGCGCGCTCTCATGATGACGAACGACGAGAAGCCGAGCGTTCTCGAGAACAACGGCGAGCTCTATCTCGTGCCTGCTGGCGGCGGTGCTGCATCGACCGCGCTCATCGATGCCGTTCGGACGATGATCACCACGACCTATCCGAAGTCACCGACGTTCAAGGTGGCGATCTTCTCGGCGACGTACTTGAGCGTGAACGTGTCGACTCGCGTGCATCTCTCCAAGGGTGCAGTTCCAGGGGTTGTGGGCCCTGCGATCCGCGCTGCGTTGACAGAGTTCTTCTCCATCGCGACCGCGAGCGGAGCGAATAATCCGTTGATCGATTTTGGTTACTACCTCGACGGCGCTCTCGCCTGGTCCGACGTGTTCAACGTGGTCCGAGACACGCTCGGAGTGCGCAAAGTCGACGACGGGCTTGCCAATCTCACGCTCAACAGCGTGTCTGACGACATCGAGCTTCTACCGCAGCAGTTTCCTATCCTGGGTACGATCGTCATCGTGGATGCAGTGACTGGGCTGGCATTACCGTGATCACAAACGCTGGATTCGAAACGCAGGAACCGTCAACCGTTCAGCCCGGCATTGCCGACGATTGGACGTCAACGACTGTTGCTGCTCTCGAAGCTACGGCGGAGTTTGCTGGCGACACAGGACTGACGCTCGCGGGATACGAAATGTTTGAAAACGGTTGGGGTACGGCCGATCCCCAGACGCTGGTCGCAGACATGATCGCAACTCTCGTTGAATCGCGGCCGAACGAGCCCTTCGAAATCGAGTGGACTCCTGATCAGGGATTTTTGTTCCTGACCGCTCTCGAGGTAGCTGTTTTCGATAGCACTGCGTTTGAGAACTTCGAGGATGCCTGGGGTGTGATCGACTCGGATCTTGTGTTGTCGCCGGCAGAGGTCGAAGTCGCTGTGTTCGAACCAGGTACGTTCGAAGAGACATTCGAAGCATCCTGGGGATCCATTGCTACGCCTGCGTTTAGTTCGGCGAGTTTCGACACCGGTGGTCTCAGCGAGAATTCGGCCACACCCAGTTCGTCGGAGCAGTTTCTGTTCAAAGCGAAGCAGCGCTTCACTCCAGATACTTCGACCAACAAGCTGAATGCTGTGTCACTTTTGGCAGCTGCCGTTGGGAACGCGTTCACGCTTACTGCTGAGAGTGGGGATCTGCCTGCCCCGCTGGCCGAAGGTAAGACGTACATCGTCGGAACTGTCGTCGGCAACGCGATCACGCTCGTGGCATTCGGCGGAGGAACGACAATCGACATCACGAGCGAAGGGTCAGGCGCTAACTATCTGAACGCCGATCCTGGTAGGTTTTGGCTCGACGAACTTTGAGCGAGGTCACCGATGGGTCAGTCTGACTGGAGCAACTTGAGCGGCTCACTCACGGGCAGCGACGTTCGGAGCGGGGTCACGGCCGGTGTTGCACCGCCAAACGGAGGCGGTACCTACGTTTTTGGCTATCGCAGCATTTCGAACGTAGTCGGTGCTCTCGGCCGGTACTGCCTGCAGACCCACTTTTCACCAACTGACAAGGGGGGAAGAATCTCGGGCACGCTGTTGCGTGGCACGCTCGGTGCTGCAACTGGCTTCTCGCCGTTCTTCTTCTTTTGCGCCCAGAGCGCAGACGTCACATCTGATGCGTACATCGTCGGCTTGTCCGATGAAGCAGCACCTCGCATCGAGCTGCGCAAAGGCGACATCATCGGCGGCTTACCCGCGGTTTCGCTCGTTGATCCAGACTCGGTACCGAACGTGCTCATGCGATCGACGGATACGTATGACCCGGCCGAATGGCAGCATTTGCGCTTGGACGTCATCGTTCAAGGCACAGACGACGTGATCTTGCAGGTGTATCGCAACGATTTGGACGCGCACGATGTCACGAGCCCGGTCTGGACAGTTGTTCCGGGGATGGAAGGTCCCTCGTATCCATCCTTCATTGGATTTGTCGACGACACCCTCGGCGTGAACACAGGGTCGGTTCCATTGGGAGGAGGATTCGCAGGGTTCGGGTGTCGCTTCGAAGTCGCGAATCGCTCGGCGTTCATCGACCACGTTTCGATCGATCGTCAGATTTAGGGACCGCGTTGAATCCCTTCGACAAGGACCTCGGAGTTCATCAGGGGCGAATCGTCCGCACAGACGCCCCGGAGGGAACGCACGTCTACGAACTGGGCCATGCCTTGCTGCAAGACGTGAACGTCGATGTTGGCGACTATCACCAAGTGACTCAGACGTTCGTGCTTGAGCCGCAGTCCAAGCTGCTCAAGGCGTCCATCGTGATCGTGACTCCGGCTGTATTGCCAGTCGGATCGGCGTGGGAGCTTTCGATCCGGCTGAACGGCGACGTGTATTTGCAGCGCCGCTTGCGACCGTCCAAGCGGACGATCGTGCTCAGTGACGTGCGTATCAGTCTCTTCGACGCAAGTGGTGGCTCGAACACGATCGCGTTCCGTCTGGAGCTGGTCGCATGAAGCTGCCCTCGATACAGCTCGACTTGGTTCAGCTCGATTACCTCACGGCGACGCATGGCACGGTTGTCTCGAGTGGAGAACCTCCGTTCGAGTTGGTCGACGGCTCGGAGCTGCAGTTCAGGATCAACGGCATTGCTGTCGTTGCGACGTTCGTCGCAGCAGCGTTCGTCGACATTGGCAACGCTACGCTCGCAGAAGTTGTCGCTGTGCTCTCGCCAGTCGCAGCGAGCGTTGACGGCGAAGTTTTCATCAGCGGCTCGACGTTCGGCATTCGTAGCTTGCGCTACGGCACAACTAGCACAGCGCGAGTTACTGCGAGTGCGACTGCGACAGCACTGTCGCTCGATGCAGTGCTGCACTCCGGAACGAACGTTGGCGCCGAATCTCTCGTTGCGAATCGGAACCCGCAACCCGGCGAAGTGCAGGTTCCGCTCGATGCAGACATCGAGTTCGATTTCATTCGCAGCGATGGCTCTGAGCCAGCAGACGAGTTCACGCTCAAGCTCAACGATGTGCTTGTCTGGAGCGGATCTCCGGGCGGCGGCACGTTTCAAAATGGATATGGAGGCTCGGTCACTGACGCTTCGCCAGACGACGGCTCGACTCGATTCCTGATCGGAGGAAACAGCTTCGAGAGCGGCACGGCCGTTACGCTCGTGTTCACGGTCAATGTCGACGAAGTCGTCGAAACGTGGACGTTTCAAGCCTACGACACGCAAGCGCCGCTCATTGCATCGGTCGTGGCGGTGAACAAAGACCAGATCAAAGTCACATTCAGCGAGCAAGTGACGATGGCAAGCGCTGCTGGCGATGGTGATGCGCTCAACCCGAACAGCTACACGATCGAGCGAGTCAGCCGCCCAGC